TGAGGCGGTGGAGAGGGAGAAGGCGCAAGAGAAGTTTATGGATTATGTGAAGATGATGTGGCCTGGCTTTGTTGCGGGTCGGCATCATGCTGTGATGGCGAAGAAGTTTGAGGCTATTGCTAGGGGAGAGAGTAAGCGGTTGATTATCAATATGGCTCCTAGGCATACGAAGAGTGAGTTTGCGAGTTATTTATTGCCGAGTTGGTTTTTGGGTAAGTTTCCCAATAAGAAGGTAATTCAGTGTTCGAATACTGCGGAATTGGCGGTTGGGTTTGGACGGAAGGTTAGGAACTTGGTGGGGAGTGAGCAGTATAAGACTGTGTTTCCTGAAGTGAATTTGAGGCAGGATAGTAAGGCGGCGGGTAGGTGGAGTACCAATAAGAATGGCGAATATTTTGCGATTGGTGTGGGTGGTACGGTAACGGGTAAGGGTGCGGATTTACTTATTATTGATGATCCGCATAGTGAGCAAGAGGCGGCGTTGGGTGATCCGAGTGTATTTGACCGGGTGTATGAGTGGTATACGTCTGGGCCTAGGCAGCGTTTGCAGCCTGGTGGAAGTATTGTTGTTGTGATGACGAGATGGTCAGAGAGGGATTTGACTGGTCGGATTATCAAGGATGCGTTGGGTAGGGATAAGGGGGAAGAGTGGGAGGTGATTGAGTTGCCTGCCATTATGCCGAGTGGGAATCCGTTGTGGCCAGAGTTTTGGAGTTTGAGTGAGTTGTCGGCGTTGAGGGAAGAGTTGCCACCGATGAAGTGGAATGCTCAGTACCAGCAGCAACCTACAGGTGAAGAGGGTGCGTTGGTGAAGAGGGATTGGTGGAAGGTATGGGAGAGTGATACGCCTCCTCCATGTGAGTTTATTATTCAGAGTTGGGATACTGCGTTTACGAAGAATGAGAGGAGTGACTATTCTGCGTGTACGACTTGGGGGATATTTAATTTGAACGAGGATCCTAATAATAAGAACATTATTTTGTTGGATGCGTTTAAGAAGAGGATGGAGTTTCCTGAGTTAAAGCAAGTGGCGTTTGAGATGTATAAGGAGTGGCAGCCTGATTCTTTTGTGATTGAAGCAAAAGCGGCGGGTAGTCCTTTGATATTTGAGTTGAGGCAGATGGGGATTATTGTGACGGAGTACACGCCTACAAGGGGAAATGACAAGTTTGTTCGCTTGAATAGCGTGACGGATCTGTTCAAGTCAGGTAAAGTATGGTGTCCTGACACTAGGTGGGCGTCTGAGGTTGTGGAGGAGATGGCGGCGTTTCCGAATGCGGAACACGATGATTTGGTAGATAGTTCGGTTCAGGCGCTGATTAGATTCAGAAAAGGTGGATTCTTAAGGTTGCATACAGATGAAGAAGATGAACCTATAGGATTTCGTAGACGGCACGTTTATTATTAAGGATTGATATGATTGACAACGCACTGTACCAAGCCCCTCAAGGAATTGAGAGTTTAGCGGATAGCCCAGATATTGAGATTGAGATTGTCAATCCAGAGGGTGTGAAGATAGATATGGATGGGGTGGAGATTCAGTTAGAACCCGAGAACGATGGAGAGGAAAGTTTTGACTCTAATCTGGCGGAGTTTATGACTGAGAGTGAGTTGATGAGTGTTGGCACGGATTTGTTGGAAGAGGTCGATGCTGATATCAATTCCCGTAAGGATTGGGTAGAAATGTTGGTGAAGGGCTTGGATGTTCTTGGGATGAAGTATGAGGAGAGGACAGAGCCTTGGAATGGAGCTTGTGGAGTATTCAGTACGATATTGACTGAGGCGGCGGTAAGGTTTCAGAGCGAGACGATCATTGAGACTTTTCCTGCGCAGGGGCCGGTAAAGACACAGATCATTGGCGCTATAGATAAGTTAAAAGAAGATGCAGCGGATCGAGTGGCTGAAGATATGAATTATCAGTTGACTGATGGTATGCCTGAATATAGGCCAGAGCATGAGAGGATGTTATTTAATTTGGGGTTGGCTGGGTCTGCATTTAAAAAGGTTTACTACGATCCTAGTTTAGGTAGACAGACGTCTATCTATGTGGCGGCTGAAGAGGTGATTATTCCTTATGGTTCAAGTGGGTCTAGGACTAGTGAGCGTGTGACTCACATTATGAGGAAGACCAAGAATGAGATCAGGAAGTTACAGGTAGCTGGTTTCTATAGAGATATTGACTTGGGTGAGCCGGTTCATTTCTATACGGATGTAGAAAAGAAGAAAGCTGAAGAGCAAGGATATTCTGTAAGTGATGATGACAGATATCAATTGCTAGAGGTGCAGGTTGATATTGATTTACCAGGGTATGAAGATGAGGATGGAATTGCGCTGCCTTATATTATTACGATAGATCGTGGTACGAATAATGTATTATCTATATATAGGAATTGGGATGAAGGAGATGAAAAGAGACTTAAGAGACAGCACTTTGTTCAATACGATTATGTACCTGGCTTTGGTGCTTATGGCTTTGGTTTCATTCATCTTATTGGTGGTTATGCAAGGGCAGGCACTTCTCTTATTAGGCAGCTCATTGACGCAGGGACTTTAAGCAACTTGCCTGGTGGGTTGAAGTCTAGAGGCTTGAGGGTGAAGGGTGACGATACGCCTATTGCACCTGGAGAGTTTAGAGATGTTGATGTTCCTAGTGGGAGCATCAAAGATAACATTATGACCTTGCCATATAAGGAACCTAGTCAAGTATTGGCGGCCTTATTGGAAAAAATTACCGATGAAGGTAGGCGTTTAGGATCTGTAGCGGATATGAATGTATCTGATATGAGTTCAAATGCGCCAGTAGGTACGACTTTAGCGTTGCTTGAGAGGCAGTTAAAGACGATGAGTGCGGTACAAGCCCGTGTTCATTACTCTATGAAGCAAGAATTCAAGCTTCTGAAAGATATTATTCGTGAGAATACGCCTAAGAGTTACAAGTATGACCCTGCTACGTCTAATAGAAAGGCCAAACAGAGTGATTATGACCTTGTAGAAGTGATCCCAGTCAGCGATCCCAACAGTTCTACGATGGCTCAGAGGATTATGCAGTACCAAGCAGTGATCCAATTGAGTCAATCTGCCCCCCAAATCTACAATTTACCCATGTTGCACAGGCAAATGATTGAAGTTTTAGGGGTAAAGAACGCTGATAAGTTGGTTCCGACCGATGAAGACGAGGTTCCACTTGATCCTATTAGCGAAAACATGGGATTTTTGAATGGAAAACCCACAAAAGCGTACATTTTTCAGGATCAAGACGCTCATATTGCGGTGCATACTACATTTATGAAGGATCCTATGATCATGGCGCAGATTGGACAGAATCCGATGGGTCAAAAGATCATGGCACAGGCGCAAGCGCACATTTCTGAACACTTAGCATTCAGTTATCGCAAGAAAATTGAAGAACAATTGGGTGTTCCGTTACCTCCTCCTGGACAAAAAATGGATCCACAGTTTGAAGTTCAGTTAAGTCAGTTGGTTGCACAGGCATCTACACAACTTTTACAAAATAACATGGCACAAGCTCAACAACAACAGGCTCAACAGCAAGCTCAAGATCCTTTGGTACAAATGCAACAACAAGAATTGCAGATCAAGGCGCAAGATATGCAACGCAAGGCGGCTAAAGATCAGGCTGACAATCAAATTGCACAGGCCAAGTTGCAATTGGAAGCACAAAGGATTTTGGCTGAGAATTCAAGGGAGCAAGCTAGGTTGCAATCTTCTAATATGCAGAATGAGCAGAAGATTAAGGCTGACGTCATCACAAAATTGAGGACGTAAATATGCAAAATAGTTGGCAGAGTAGTTTAAAGATTTTTACGCCAGAAGAATGTGTAATGCTGGCAAAAAGTTTTGACGAACACAAAGATTATTTATATGAGGATGACCAGCCTTACTATAAAAATAGTTATGGTGTTTTTAATCTGCCAGCTTCTTTGCCTTTTGTTGAAAGAATAACAAACAGTTTGCGAGCCAAGCATCCCAATATTAAGTTTGCCAATTCTTATATGCGCTCCTATACAAGGGGCAGTTATTTGAAGATACATACGGATCGAGAGGGATTGGATTTATCTTTGAGTGTATGTATAGAGGATAAGAATAATTTGGATTGGCCTTTAAATATAAGTGCCAAGAAAACTGACGGCATGGATTTGGAGGTCAATTTTGATAATTATAAAGAAGCGCATTT